ATTGAAACTGGCGAGCTTCCTGGGCGTCCTAGGGCTGATGCTCTGTCCCCTTGGCATGGACGTATTCGTCTAGTTCAAGTTGGTGATGGCCAGACCGGGTGGTCTATCCCTTGGGATGAATGGGCTGGAGTTTTCTACGAGGCAATGGCAAAATTTGATGGTCAGATTGTCTGCCATAACATAGCCTTTGAAGCTCGTTGGTTTGATATTCAATCGCGGTGGGATATTCCGTGGCACCGTTCGCACGACACTATGATTATGGCTCAGCTAATTGATCCGCTAGGATCGGGTGCGTTGAAAAAGCTAACTTCTCAGTATGTTGACCGTCAGGCGGCTCAGCTGCAGTCAGTTCTTGATCAAGAGCTGGCTAAAAACGGGTGGACCTGGGGAACTGTTCCTACTAACTTTGAACCTTACTGGGCCTATGGTGCTTTAGATACAGTTCTTACAATGCGTCTTTTTGAACAGTTTTGGGAGAAGTGTGGCCCCGGTCAACCCTACTCTCAAGCTTATGAGCTAGAAATGGCTGCTCGAAAAGTGGTCACTCGTATGGAGCTCAATGGTGTCCGTGTTGACTTGGAATACTCTAAGAAAAAATTTGATGAGCTGGTTAGCTACACTGAGCAAGTCAAAGAGTGGGGTAAAGCTACCTATGGTGAATCTATTACTAGCAACATTCAGTTAGTTAGAATCTTTGAATCTATTGGTGCTGAAATTACAGAGTTCACACCATCGGGTCAAAAATCTGCTTCCGCTGATCAAATCAAAAAGCTTCTTATTGATGGTACTCCTGAAGTTAAACAGCTGGCTGATATTGTCCTAAAGCAACGTAAAGCTGACAAGTTGGCTAATACTTATTTTAAAAACTTCCTTGACGATAACGTAAACGGCTTTGTGCATCCGTCTGTAAAGACAATGGGTGCTCGTACTGGACGTATGTCAATCACTAACCCTGCATTGCAAACTTTGCCAAAGGGAGATGATACCGTCCGTCGTGCATTCCTTCCTAAAGATGATGATCACGTCATCATTACCTCAGACCTTGACCAAGTTGAGTTCCGTATGTTTGCATCGCTCTCTAAGGATCCAAACCTCATTAGCCTATTTAACCTGGCCGATGCAACTGGCTCTGACCCATTCACTGAGATAGGTCGTGAGATCTACCAGGACCCCTCTATGGTCAAATCAGACAAGCGTCGATCTCTGATTAAGGGTGTAGTCTACGGACGTCTGTACGGGGCTGGAGTGGCTAAACAGGCCCTAACTGCAGGTGTTCCAGAAGATCAGATGCGGGCTGTATCTGACGCTTTTGACCTACGTTTTCCGGGTATGACTGGGTTCCAGAAGCAGGTTGAAGATGTAGGCATGCGACGTCTTCGCGCAGAGGGTCAGGGGTATGTAAATACCTGGACTGGACGTCGCTTGCCTTGTGACGAGGATCGTGTGTATACTTTAGTTAATTACCTAATCCAAGGCGGTGCTGCAGAAGTGTTTAAGTCTAATCTTGTTAAGTTGGATAAGGCTGATCTAACTGATCTGCTTATTGTCCCTGTGCACGATGAAATTGTTTTGAATGCTCCGCGTGAAGATGCTCAGGATATTATGCAGATTGTTCGTGAGTGTATGACTACTCGTGAGGGCTGGGCTGTGCCACTTACAGCTGATGTAGATGGACCACTGGAGAACTGGGGACAGAAATATGTCTAGACACGTTCTTTCAGTAGATCCAGGAAAAGCCACTGGGCTCTCCTACTTCACTTGGGACAGTCCAGAGGCTGAGCCAGTGTTGCTTTGGTCTATGGAGGTTCAGCAGCACGAATATGCTGACCCTATCCGTAGAGCTTTTGCCTACTCACAGTCAAAGGGGTCAAGACTAGAAGTTGTTTGTGAGAGATTTACTATCAATGCCCAAACTGTTAAAAACTCGCAAGCTCCATATTCGCTTGAACAGATTGGGATTCTTAAGCAGATTATGATGGACTACGGTCGTGCGCCTGACGACATCTATTTTCAATCTCCAGCCGATGCTAAAGCTATGTTTAACAATGAAAAACTCAAAACCCTTGAGTACTGGCATCGTGGCGGCGAGGGTCACGCGCTTGACAGTATCCGACATGGTCTGCTAAGGTTAGTAAAAAGCGGTTGGAAGCCGTTAAAACTTCTAAAATAAATAGATACTAAGCGTTTTTGGGAAATATATTTTCCTGTTTTGTGTTAGTATGTATGTAATGACGAAAGGAAGGCATAGTGCCTGTATCAGTTGAGTTAGATGAATCTAGCTCCAATATTATGATTACCGCTGACTGGCGATTCAAGGAGCTTTGTAAAAGTATCCCCGGAGCCGGCTACGATGGTAAAACCCAGCTGTGGAAAATTCCGGTTTCATGGGCTGCTTGTTTAGCCTTACGTTCCACATTTCGTGATGAACTTGTCGTAGGGTCACGACTATCTGAGTGGGCATCAAATGAGCGTGCCATTCGTATTGATCCAACTACTCAACTTCGAGAATTGGAGCAGCTCCCAGACGGGGAGGGCGATCAAGATCTATTCCCACACCAGCGTGCTGGTGTTAAGTTTCTGGCCACCGCTAAGCGAGCTTTGCTTGCCGATGAACCAGGTCTAGGTAAGACAGCTCAGGCAATCCGTGCCATTAAGGTATTGCAAGAACAGGGTGAAGTAGTATTTCCAGCCTTGGTCGTTTGCCCGAACACTCTTAAAAAGAACTGGCAACGCGAGTTTGCTAAGTGGTGGCCAGAAGGCAAAATTAATGTGCAGGTGATCAAGGGAACTGCGACGCAACGTCGTAAGCAGTTTGAAGAAAATGCCGATGTATATGTAATTAACTGGGAGTCACTTCGTTCGCACTCTCGACTAGCTCCTTTTGGTTCAGTAGCACTGGCCCGTTGCAAGTCCTGTGGAGGTCACGATGACCGAGTGACTGAGGCTCGTTGTGATGTGCACATACGTGAGCTAAACAATATTGATTTCAAGGTTGTTGTAGCCGACGAGATGCACCGCTCTAAAGACCCTAAGTCTAAGCAGACTCGTGCTTTGTGGGCAGCCACAGGAGATGCACAAATTCGTTTTGCTCTTACTGGTACCCCTATGGCAAACAATGTTTTGGACCTCTGGTCTATTCTTCACTGGCTATCTCCTGAAGAGTGGCCAAGCAAGACTCGCTGGATTGATCGCATGGTTGATACTATGTTGAATGCTTTTGGCGGAATGATGGTTCTTGGTGTGAAGCCAACTATGGAAGCAGAGTTCCACGCAACTATCAACCCACGCATGAGACGTATGCTAAAAGCTCGTGTTCTACCTTGGCTACCAGAGATGATGTTTGAACGTCGCGATGTTGAGATGTCGGCTAAACAGGGGAAAGCTTACAAAGATATGCGTGAAAATATGATTGCTGAACTTGAGAGCGGAGATGTTCTTGTAGCTTCTAGCGTTCTAACTCAGACAACTCGTCTAACTCAGCTTGCAAGTGCATTTGCTGAGATGGTTGTAGATGAGGTTACTGGAGAGATTAGGCCCATTTTGTCAGAGCCATCCTGTAAGGTTGACGCTGTTATGGATGATATTAAAGAAGGCGACTTTGGAGACGATAGCGTAGCTGTCTGTGCCGTATCTCGCCAGCTTATTGAGCTACTGAGTGCGCGCTTAACTAAAGAAGGTATTGCTCATGGGTTAATTACTGGTGCTCAATCGGAAGACGAGCGTCAAAAGTCTATTGATGATTTTCAAGCTGGTAAGACTAAGTGGATTCTATTCACTGCAGCTGCCGGTGGTGTTGGTGTAACACTTACGACTGCTCGTCGTTTGGTTATGCTACAGCGTCCATGGTCACTAGTTGACCATAAGCAGGCTCTTGACCGTATCCACAGAATCGGTTCAGAGATCCACGACTCCGTGATTATCATGGACTACGTGACCGAGGGAACTATTGAAGAACGTGTTCTTCAAGTTCTAGAAACTAAGGCAGACAACTTTGATCAGATTGTTAAAGACAAGGCTAAACTTTTGGAGTTGCTAAAAGATGACAAGGCAGGTAAGCTATAAATATGAATGACGAAACTACACTAGAAGTGAAAGCACCGTATGTTCTCTCTAACTCAGAGATTCAGGTGTTCAAAGATTGCCGACGTAAGTGGTGGCTAAACTACTATAGACGTCTACAGCCAAGACAGAAAGAGTTCACTGGAGCTCTTGCACTTGGTTCTCGTATCCACGAAGCCTTAGACCGTTATTACTCGTCTGACGGTGAGGTGGGTCTTTTAGAAGCTCACACAACCCTTGTAGCCGAGGACCTTGCAAAGCTAGTTGCTGAGTACCGCGATACTTCTGATCTAGAATCAGAGGCGGAACTTGGTCGCATAATGCTTGAGGGCTACCTACAGTGGATGGACGAAGAGGGCATTGATTCTAACCTGGAAAAAATCTCTAACGAAGAGATTATTCAGATGCCACTGTTTGATGGTGAAGTTATTCTTCAAGGTAAGCTCGATATGAGAGTTCGCCGCAAGAACGATGGCGTACGTATGTTCCGCGACTTCAAGACCGTTGGTGGGTCATTCTCTGACTTTGCCAACCAGGCTCAGATGAACGAGCAAATTCTTACTTACATGCTCCTAGAATCTGCGCAGAATAAAGAACCTGGAGAACGCTCCGAGGGTGGTATCTTTACCATGCTTAAGAAAGTCAAGCGCACAGCAAATGCCAAGCCTCCTTTCTACGAACAGATTGAAGTTCGTCACAATGTTTTCACAATGCGCTCATTTTGGCAACGCATTCATGGTACGATTAGTGATCTGATGGGAGTTAAGAAAGCTCTTGACTCTGGGTCAGACCCAAACTTCGTGGCTTATCCGAGCCCGAACAAAGACTGCAAATGGAAGTGTCAGTTCTACACAATCTGTCCGATGATTGACGACGGTAGTGCAGCTGAAGCAGCTATTGAGCAGATGTATGTGGTCGCCGACCCATACGGATATTACGGTAAAGACAAAGAGAAGGAAGGTAACGAGTAGCATGTCAGAAGTACAGCGTTCTCTAACCCTAATGGTCTATGGCGAATCCAAGGTTGGTAAATCAACCTTCGCCGTGACTGCACCATACCCTCGTCTAATGCTTGACGTGGAAGGCGGTCACCGCTTTCTTCCAATCAACGTTCGATATTGGGACCCAATGCGCGAGGAGCCACCAGTGGCTGACGGCACATGGGACACAGTTGTAGTCCAGGTACGTGACTATGACGTCGTTATGAAGACATTCCAATGGCTTCAAAGCGGCAAACATCAGTTCAAGTCCTTGATTATTGACTCCATATCGGAGCTTCAGGTCAAGTGCATGGACAACATCGCAGGAACCGAGCAGATGAAGATGCAGCAGTGGGGCGAGCTACTTCGCCACATGGGTGCTCTTCTACGCGACCTACGTGACCTAACAATGCACCCAACGCAGGCTCTCGAGGCTGTTGTATTGACTGCCATGGCACGCCGTGGTCAGGATGGTCGTATGCACCCGTATCTACAAGGTCAACTTGCAGTTCAGGCTCCATACTTCTATGATGTACTTGGATACATTGCTATGGAAACCATTCAGAACCCAGATCCAACGGGTTTGCCTTACAAGGCACGTCGTATGTACGTAGAGCGTACAGACGAAATTGAAGCTGGTGAACGCGTTCAAGGACGTCTGGGCTCAATCGTTGAGCAACAGAACCTTGGAGTCGAGCGCATGCTTGACATGATCTTCGGTGAAAAGGCCGAAACAAAGAAGAAGTCCTAGACTTCACCCAACCCCCAAAAGTAAGGAATCAAACAGTGAGTTCACTCAACTGGGCCGATTTAGTAAAAGATGCCGGCGAGGCCACCGGCAATTTCGAACCACTACCTGATGGTGATTATGACCTTCAGATTGTGGAAGCTCCAGCAGGTACTACCACCACTGGTAAAACCATGTTCAAGGTAAAGGCAAAGATTGTTAGCGGTCCATTTGCTAACCGCTTTATCTGGGACAACGTTACCATCTCGCCTGAGAACAAGAATGCTCTTGGCATCTTCTTCTCAAAGATGGCTGCCCTTGGCATCCCTCGCGAGTTCTTCACAGCTAACAACCCTAGCAATGCTCAGATTGAAGCAACCCTACAGGGTCGCTCATTCCGTGCTCAGATTGCCTCTGAGGTTTACCAGGGTGCTAAGAAGAACAAGATCTCACGTTACTACGTGAGCACTGGTGCCCCCGTTACTGCTCCTGCAGCAACTCCCTACACTATGCCAGAAACGGCTACCGTAGCTGCACCACCTGCACCCCCAGCTCCACCTGCACCACCTGCGCCTCCTGTAGCAGCGGCTCCGCTAGCTGCTCCAGCTAACGCTCCATTCTAGAGATAGTCTGGTTAGGGGGCCTCGGAGACGGGGCCCCTTTCATAAATTTAGGGAATCATGGCAAGTATATATTTAACAGGAATGACAGCTCCTCAGGCATCACCTAGTGCTAATGTCAAGTGCTTTAGTTTTGCTGGAGTGCTTAATAAGGTTCTGGTAGACGCTGGTCACCAGGTAACGTGGGAAGACCCAGACCTAAATAAAACTTTTAGTGACTTAGATCAGTTTGACGCTGTTGTAGTCGGTGTCGGTCCAATCACAAGTATTGGAGCTAATCGGGTGTATGGTGCTCTTAGCATCATAGATTTGTTGTGGTCTTCAACTAAGCTTTCATTGTTTATAGATGCACCCAACACTGTGCAGATCCTAAACAGCCTGAAGGCAATTGAAGCTAATCCGAGTAACCTTCTAAAAGAGTTCTACTCGTATCGTAAAGGGTATGCTACGGTTATCTCCGATGTGGCCATCTCTAGTAGGATTGCCAATGCAACTACCAAGCTTTTGCACGAAGAGTGGCCTACAACTATGTACCCTAGTCTGCCTTGGAAGAGTGACCAAAGTGCTGGTAAAAAACTTCCCAAAAACTCATTAAAAAATTTTTTAGGTCTGAACTTTGACTCTCATTTTTTAACACCTGGTAACCCCGTAGTGGCTGAAAAACGCAATAAATGGGTCGTAGATACCCTAAATAATAAAGACGCTAAAAAACTCACGGCTACCCTAGCGTTCCCCACGCTCCCTATGAAATGGAATAAAGGCTGGACCGATGAGCAGGTCGTAGATCAGATTATGAGGTCTTCTGGGGCCATTGTAAGCCCGTATAGGGGTGATGGTACATGGTGGTCATTTAGATACGTTCAGGCTATGAATGCCTCTACACCCGTCTACTCGGATTGGGTTGAGACCTCTTCACTTGGTTCATCGTGGGGGTATCTTGCCCAAGCGATTGAAGATCTATCTCATCAGGAAAAGCTAGAGCTTTCTACTGAACAAATGCTTTCTTATCTGGAAGCTATTCCAGATAAGAATGTTTCAACAAAAAACCTGGAGAATGCACTACGCATCTCCTCTAGTAAGGAATAATATGCGAAAAATAAATTATGACTGGGTAAAGGAGCAGTTTGCTATGTCCAAAACTCGTATTGGTGTCGGTAAAGCTGTGCTTAAAATGCTTAAGACATGGGAAGAAATTGATCTACCACCGGAGCAATCTAAGCAAGTTCTAGATATCTTGAGCCAGGTTGGGCTAGGGCACTCAATGGTGCCGCTACCAACTGAAGAGTTCTGGGTTGATGCTCAGCGCGGACAACTAGTAGTTGGAGACATTGTCAGAGTAAGACACGATGCATTCAACGGTGAGCTTGGTTATATTCACAATGGGCGTCGCGGGATCATTGTTGCCATTAGATCTGGCGATATCATCTTCAACTCAAGCGATGATCAGGCTCCAAAGATTGATGGTGCCCACTATGACCCTAACAAGCTACAGAAAAAGATCCGATAATGGTAAAAACTATTCTGAAGTTTGAGGTATCCGGTGAGGATCACATGGATATTATGGCAAAAACTTTTGCCAAAGTGACTAAGTTCTACGGTGAAGTTAGCGGAGAGTACTTGTCTGTTGAAGACATTCAACGTCATGTTGATCTTGAGATTAATGTTGCTGATGACTTAGCTGGATCTGGCCTGTATGTGGCTGATGTTCTAGCAAAAATTAAATAAAATTATAATCAAAACATCCCGAGTTTTATTGTAATTATTTGCTTTAATCGGATACAATTAATCTGTACAGATTGATGGTAGATGAAAGATTCTAGAAAAGGCGAATGCCTTTGGGTTGAGTGGTCTGGAGAAGGGTTCGTCCCCTCCAGACCTTCTACAATTATTTTTTACACTCATGAGCACGTTGACTTGTCTATAGACGTAGTTAAACGTGCTTTAGCATCTGCACTACAGCGGGATGGGTCAGTAGTTTCGCTTGGACGTGGGTATGGTGCCGTTGAGGCTGCTAACACTATTCATGGTTATTCTGGTCACATTGATGGCGAGATATATCTATCTGTATGCAACTCTTCTGGAGAAACTGTCTATGGTGACATAGTTGACGAAATATTCGAAACTACATGGGTGGAGATCCAATGAATGCTTGGGAACCAAGTAAAAATATGGACTGGCAAGAAAATAGCGAATGTGCTAAGCCAGTAAATAAAAGTAAAATAGAATTTTTCTTTTCAGAAGACTCCCGGGAAAAGTCGGAAGCTCGTGCCCTATGTGCTGGGTGTCCAGTCAGAAAAAATTGTATTAAGTGGGCTCTAGAGAATAGTCAAATATGGGGTATTTGGGGTGGTAAAGACGAGCATGAAATTCGTCGTACTCTATCTGTAAATGCAGATGGTGCTGAAATTCGTAGAGATAGATTCCCTCAATGTCTTTATTGTGGTGCTAGGACCAGCAGACTTCAAGCTTATATTGATAAAAATCCAGATGGTGGTCGTTGGACTACCGTGCGTTTAGTTAGATGCTTGGATTGTGATTTTGTATGGAGAAGCAGGACCAGCTCAAACGCAATTAATGCTTATTATGCCATGATTGCAGAGAAAGCAAACAAAAAGAATATTAATCCAGAAACTTTATTTTAAAGTCTTACTGGAATAACGTTTAGGTATTCACGAGCATCGTAGTCTCCACCTAGAACCATTGTCAATAGTCCAGGTTTTGATTCTAGACCTGCTCGATCGCGGAACCACTCTGAACCTGGATCAGTTGTTGGAGCTTGCACCCAGAGGCGGTGTCCAATATCCATAGATCTAAAGTTATGAAAGTGTCCAGAAACCCACACGTCTGCATTGCCCAGGGCAGTCTGTCCTGCAGCTTGCCCAGATAAGTACTTCATTACATCTCGTCCAGACTGGTGGCCATGAAACAACCCAAGCATGGTCCCATTTATATCAATAGTTAGGGTTTGGTGTCCAGTAGCGGGATACCTGAACTCTACATGTTGTAGTGCTGGATTTTCGGCACAAGCATCTTGAACTGCCGAGGCAATCTCAACGTTCCAGCCATCAGCGGGATCGGCAGCTACCTGACGAGTTACCTCATCATGGTTTCCATTGATGACCGGAACAACTAACCGCTCTGCTAGTGGAGCGAGAGCTTTGATCTGAGCCATTAAAAGTCGACGCGCAACTCGTACCTGCTCTGTTAGCCCTAAATCTGATGCAGCTTGGCCTTGTAGGCGTCCATTTTGACTTGTCAAACCCTCTACATGGTCTCCTGGAAGTGCTAGAACAATAGTTCCAAGATTTAATCCCATTTTAGAGAGGCCATGGAATCTATCTATTGATGCTTCAGTTAGATGTAGAATTCGATCGATTGATTGTTGGGTTCCTTGTCCGTTTGCTTTTTTACCAATCTGTTGGTCGCTCGCAACAATGGTGTAGGCTCCATCTCCTGTAGCTTTTTTTACACCGGCAGTTGGACGCCACTTTTTAACTTCATCGATAAGAGACTCTGCATCTAGTCGATCTTCTAGTGCCACTCGAGCTGGGACAACATTTACGCGAAGAGACTCTAGATACTCTCCGTCATACTTTTGCCATTTACCGCGACGGATAGAAGTTATCTCCCAATCATTTGGATCTAAGTCAAAACTTTCAAGAATATCTTTTGCATCCTGAGGTTGCCCCGGCTCACGAGGCTCCGAGATAATAAAACCTCCAGAGACATCATCGACGTCCATACGAGGACGCCAGTTCTCTGGAGTATTAAGTGCTTTGATATCAGAACCATTCTTACCTGGGTTTGATAAATCTTCTAGTTTTTCAAAGAGACTCATTTATTTATCTTTCTATAGCAGCTGCAATCATTTCGTCTATGGCGATCCATAGCACTGTTTGAGATATCGTGGCCTTCTTCTCGAAGGACTTTAGCTAGGGCAACATTGGGCACCCTAGTTGGGTTACCTTCTGGTACAGACATTATTGCTGATAGCTGAGCTTTTTCTTTTTCAGAAAGCTTTGAGCCGTTGATTAGAATTCCAATTTTACAAGCGGAAACTTTAGCTTTGCTTTCTGCCTCAGATAAACGATCTGAAAGAGACATTTTGTATTCCTTCGTGTGTCATTTGTGTCTTTGTATATATGATAGCGTACTGAACGCTAGATTTCTAATTAACTTGCTTTTTTAACTCTAGTTCTTTTTATTGTTGTCTTATCTATTGTATCTGGTTGAGTGCCCAAAACAAAATGTTTAATGATTTCAATCTCGGTTGAGGTCTTTATTGAGTGAGCTTCAATGATATTTACTCGATCTGCCAGCGAGCTGCCACCGTTCTCCCAGAGCTGATGTTCGACTCTTTCTAATCTTTCTGAAAGAGTCCGGCCTTTTGAGTCAACCCCTATGGAATCACCAATTTTTCGTGCTAATCTGTATACGGCTATGATTCCACCGACAAGAACACCAATAGCGGTTATTACAGCTGCTACGGTAAATAGAGAGTCAAATTGCATAAAAGGTCCTATATATAGGTTTAGAAAACTTATGTATAATTGTATCCTAACCTGACTTTGGTGATTGGCCCTAGGCGTGCTACACTGTCAAAAAAGCAAAAATTAAGCATTAATTTGCCATTACCCTGGCCTAGGGTGTAGTATCTCTAATTAGTTTCACCAATCGAAAGGTAGTAATGTCCTCTCCCCAAACGACGCACACGGAAAGACTTGCCAAAGGTGCTGCATGGTATGCGCAAACTGGCTGGAAACTACTCCCGTGTTTTGGTATTACCGATGGTGGCCGATGCACCTGTAACGACAAACACGCTGAACCTAAAGATGTGGGTAAGCACCCCCTAATCGGTGGGTGGAATGATCGTGCAACTGATGATGCACTTACCGTAGCTACCTGGTGGGAACGTAATCCTGAATCAAACATTGGTGTCTACTGTCAGGGTTCTGGATTTATTGTTGTTGATATTGATCCACGATCTGGGGGTATTGATTCTTTTGAAAAGTTTGAGGAGATGCTTGGTATCACCCTCCCTGCGACACCGGAAGCGTATACGGGTGTCTATAACTATCTTGGAACTGAAGTTAGAGGTCGTCACCTTTATTTCAAGGTTGAAGATGGCGAGCAGTTTGTTGGAAACCTAAAAGCAGCTGGGTTGCCAGGTATTGATATTAAGCACAACGGGTACGTAATGGTCGCACCTAGCCGCCATGGATCTGGTGTTACGTATGATTGGGCTGAGGGTAGAGCTCCGTGGGAGATTGCTATGGCAGATGCTCCAGAAGAGCTTTTAAATGCTCTACGCAAAAAGAGCAGTCGCGGTCGAGGTACCTCGCTAGGTCAGGGTGATTGGGGCTGGCTAGGGGATCTGAACTCTGACGGCGAAAAGGTTGACATCAATAAGTTTCTTGAAGAGGGTATTACCGAAGGATCTCGTGCTGTAGATATTTACAAGCTAACCTGTGCAATCGCAAACAAGATGAATGTTGATTCTGAAGCTGGAAAGCTTGCAGTAGAAACTCTGATGATTAGGTTTAATCACGAGAAGGTTCGTCCACCGCTTGAACTTGAAGGCCAGGGCGGTCTTCTTATGCACGTTCGTCGTGCTATTGACTTTGTTGCTAATAATCCTGTAGGCGACATGATTTGGCCTGGTGCTCAGGACTGGGCTCGACAGAACCAACAAGAAACTCTTTCTTCTAGTGCTAAAAAAACTGAACACAAGCAACCACAATCAGCTGATTCTTCAAGTGGGCAAGACTCTGCGTACAAGCCAGAGGAAATACGCGGCACTATTGGAGCGGCTGTATCTGATGCTGCGCACAGCGGTGTTTCAATCTCGGATGCGTTTGGTAGTGGAAACGTCGATGTTCCTCTTGATCCAGATGCTATCCGTGAGTCCGAGGGTGGTACTCCAGGAAAACGATCGCTATCTGATATTGGTAATGGCAGACGTATTGTGGATTCTTTTGGTTCATCGGTTCGCTATACTCCAGGTATTGGCTGGTTTATCTGGGATGGTCAGTACTGGAAGCCGGATGCCGAGGATCTAGGAATGAAAGAACTTGCTAAACGCATTCCAACAGTCATTGCTGCTGAAGTTCGTAACTATGATGATCAAGACAAGCGCAATGAAGTTTTAAAGTGGGCGAACCAAGCTAAATCAAACTCCCGTCTAAATTCTGCTGTAGAGAGTGCCGTATCAGACGAGCGTGTTGTGGTCCCTGTTGAGTCTTGGGACAGCGACGAATATATGCTAGGTGTATCTAATGGTGTAATCAATCTAAAGACCGGTGAGCTTTTACGTGGTCGTCCAGACCTACACATCACAAAGCGTACTCCAGTTGCCTACACTCCTGGAATGCGTAATATTCGTTGGGAGCAGTTCATTGACTTTGCTACCGGTGGGGATAAAGAACTTCAAGATTGGATTCAACGTGCAGTTGGCTACACGCTTACTGGTTTGAATAATCAAGACCTAATGTTTTTGGTGTATGGCCCCCCAGGCTCCGGTAAAAACACGTTTGTAGAAGCGATTGTTAAGGCAATGGGAACTAGTCAATATGCTTGGCCACTCGATTCAAGCATTCTTGCAGATAATGGTGGGGCAACTAGTAGTACTGATATGTATCACTGGGCTGAACTTCGTGGTAAGCGTATGGTTTGGGTAGATGAGTTGCCAGATTCTGAACGCATGAAAGAGAATTCAGTCAAAAAGTTGACTGGTTCATCTGAAATCTCTGCCAGATCTCCTGGTGAAAAACCATTCACATTTAAAGCTCAGGCTAAGCTGTGGATTACCACTAACCACCGACCTCAAATTAATGATGATGCCATGTGGCGTCGTATTCGTCCTGTTCCATGGAGTAATGTCCCGGAGTCACCAGATCCAGATCTAAAGGCGTACCTATTTGATGCAGAGGGTGGGCTGCCAGCTATCTTGTCATGGGCCGTTGAGGGTGCTATTAAGTACCTAGGATCTTCTGCTCGTGATCCACTTGGTTGGTGCACAGCTGTTTCAGAGGCTGCAGACGTTTATCGCAAGAATGAAGACCGTATCGGTATCTTCCTGGAAGAAGAAACTAAAGAAGTTCAGGGGGCTAGCACCGGTATTAAGCAGCTATACACAATCTACAGAATGTGGTCTCAAGAGCGTGGTGAAAGATTTATTATGAACATGGGTACGTTCCACAGAAAGCTTGCTGACCGCGGTATTCAAATTACTGGACAAGGTTCTCGTGCTGAAGTTAAAAACCGAGTTTTAATTCCTCGACTTGTCTCAAATGGTGGTGGCGTTGACTGGGGATCAATCAGTATGGTTGTCTAGTATTATTTGCTAGTTTTATCCTAATTTAGTGTAAGATATTAAATGTGCTACTTGGGAGAGAAGCACAGGGCGGAGGGAACCCAACTTCCCTCTCTGGTTGTAATTTTCCCCCGCTCAACTTACTTAAGGAAATATATGCATATCTCAATTGCAACACCAATGTACGGTGGTAACTGTAAAGGTGCCTACATGCACAGCGTGCTACCTCTTTCTTATGCCCTAGCTTCTAGGGGGGATCACATCTCGTACCCAATTGTGTATAACGAAAGCATCATCACGCGTGCTAGAGACTCATTGGTATACGAGATGTTGGATTCCGGTGCGGACGGTATTCTATTTGTTGATGCTGACACTTCTTTTGATCCTTTAGCTGTGCTGGACATGATTGACTCTGGTAAAGATGTCATTGGTGCAATATACCCTAAAAAGAGTATTAACTGGGCATTGGTGCGCGAAGCTGTCCTTGCCGGTGAAACTGATCTAGCTAAGTACTCTGGATATTTTATTGGTAGAAGTATCCCCAAGGGTGTAGGTATCCACATTGATCAGCCTGTGGCTGTTGATGGGGTTGGGACTGGGCTTATGTATATAAGTAGGCGTGTATTTGAAGAAATGGCTCCGTCATGCAGAACATATAAAGATGTGACCACTAAAAATGGACAGACTATTGTTCGAGACATCACTCAATTTTTTGATATGCAGTTCAATGATCAGGGTGAGCTTTTAGGTGAAGACTATTATTTCTGTGAAAAATGGAAGCAAATGGGCGGAGAAGTGTATGCTGCTCCTTGGGTAAACACGGCCCACCATGGTGATTACGCATTCTCTGGAAGTTTTGCAGAGGTACTGTTGCTTAATAGCAAACCATCAGAGTAAGTCTGAAATATTTTTAACGGTGGTTGGGTGCCATTTACCACCATTTTGCGTAGGTATCCCATCAGCATTCAAATTGTTTGCAATGAGCCTGTATGACTTTCCTATTGACCGTTCATGTTTAATGCGCTCTTTTATGTCATCTGACGTCTTGTTTCTTGGTCCCATGTCAACTCCCCACACAATTCCACGGATACGTCTATCTTTATGAACGTCTTTTTGACGCTCCGCGATGATTCCGCGTTCCATCTCGGCTAGGGCTGACATGATTGTAACTACAAAGCGTCCTTGATAGCTTGAAGTGTCTAGATTTTGATCCAGCATTACTAAACGCCAGCCATTAGTATTAGCTCTATCAATAATACTTAAAAAGTCCTTTGTAGAGCGTGCTAAGCGGTCTAGGCGGGTTACAAAAAGTGCTTTGGCCTTCCCCTCATCTAGTCGTTTTAGAGCCTCTGAGAGGGCAGGTCGTCCCGAAATAGACTTACCTGAGCGCCCTTCCTCCCTGACTATCTCTATATCCTCGTAGCCAGCTAGATTTGCTGCACTTAGGAGCTGACGTTCCTGGACATCTAAGGAAACACCGTCGTGTACCTGGATCTGGGTCGAGACTCTAGTGTAGAGAATAGCTAGACCATCATAAGTGTCTACCATCTAGATATTGTCTTCTTTATTTTCCTTGATGGGTGGGTATAACTTGTCGAAGTCTACCTCGGTTAGTTGATCAAAATCTATGTCGATGCCGCTTAGCCTATCGGCTACAATTGCATTTTCGTACCCGTCTTCGTACCCAGCTACGTATGCCTCTGCTTCTTCGTATGAGGCCTCTCTAATGGTGTACTCCATCTCATTAAACTCTTTTCCAGCCTCAAGTTCATTTTCTGCCGCTACAAACACATACCCAGATTCATCAATGTCTTGTTCTAGATCAATGGCTCTCCAGTTGATCTTGTACATTCTTCGGTTATCTTCCATTTCTAAGCTCCTCTACTAACTTATGCAAATCTTCTATAGTTTTGTTGTTATCTAAGTTTATGTCAAAAGCATAGTCATCCAGTCCATGCTCTGAGTCGTGATCATTTGCAGCAGCAGCTGAGTCTTTAGAGACTCTCCAGACTTGCCCACCAGCAGATCGTACTGCCTCTGCCTCGTTTAAATATCTGCAGTCAGCAATGACGACTTTGTCATATTTGCTAGCTTCTTCAATTACTTGATCTACCCAAAAATTTTCACCAAACATCTCTCGTCCAACTTCTGTGCCCATTCTCTGCATAAGTCCCCTGAGACCCGGATGCGAGGTTTTCATATGCTCCCACCCGCAAAGATCTACTGCTTGTCTAAGGGACCAATTCATGTTTCCTATATCCACGATGTCGGGATCAAGTTTATAAAGTGCTTTTCTCATTGGATAAGCAAGCGAGAGTTTAACAAATCCATGATGCTCTACTAAGTAATCAGCTATTGTGTCTTTACCAGATCTTGCCCATCCGGAGAGTCCAATGATCTCTTGCATAGTTTCCTAACTTATATAATAATGTATCATTTTTGTACATTTATTTTTTTAAAAATACCTGTATAAACTTAAGATTAATCTTATACCAAAAGGTCTATCTATTCACGCTAACCACGCCATGAGACAATTGAGGTACAACTTCACAGGAGATCTATGAGCAAATCAAGCAATCAATGTAGTGTCTGTAAAGAGAGA